ATAATTTACAAAAAAGAATCAACACTATCGGTTGGATAGTATTTAAGGAGAAATGAAATTATACTTATTGACTACTCTCAGGTTTGTATGGCCGCCATCATGGCTTTTCAGACAGAGATTCGCAAGGGTACTCCAGAAGAGTCTAAGGACTTGATCCGGCACGTTGCCATATCATCCATTAAGTCCTACAAGAAGAAGTATGGGAGGGAGTATGGTGCCGTAGTCATATGTTGTGATGGCATGGGTTACTGGCGCAAGGAAGTGTTCGAACACTACAAGGGCATGCGTAAGAAGTCACGTGATGCCTCAGACTTCGACTGGAAGTTTATCTTCAACACTCTTTCCGAGATACGTGAGGACCTCTACAACGAGTTTCCCTACAAGGTGTTGAACATCAAGCGCTGCGAGGCCGACGACATCATTGCAATATTGACTGAGTCAACGCAAGAGTTTGGCAAGAACGAGAAGGTCATGATCGTTTCCTCTGACAAAGACTTCAAACAACTGCATAAGTATGAAAACGTTAAGCAGTTTAGTCCTATGTTAAAGAAATTAATTGTGGTAAATAAGAAGGAGTTGAGTCAGTGGATGGTGGAGCATGTAGTCAAGGGTGATGCTGGTGACGGTGTACCTAACATCCTATCAGCTGATGATACCTTTATGACTGGCACTCGACAGAAGCCTATTAGTGCTAAGCGGCTCGAGGAGTTCTTTGTTAAGGGATACGATGCCTGCGCGAACGACGATGAGCGCAAGGGTTGGAAGCGCAACGCTATGTTGGTTGACTTTGACTTCATTCCCGAGGACCTGAAAGACACGGTCATAGAAGCATATGAAGCAGCACCGCTTGGCAATAAAAACTCGGTGTTCAATTACTTGGTTAAGAACAGGTGCCGAATGTTACTAGACGAGATTGATGAATTTTAAGGAATACTATGCGAAAATATGTGACTGAAATGCTCAAAGAGATCAATGATGATCCTAAGAAGGCAATGTTGTTTAAGGATGATGTTGCACTGAGGATTCTCCTGCAACATGCCTTCATGCCTGAACTTAAGTTCATGTTGCCCGAGGGCACACCACCCTTCAAACCAGATCCCGCACCGATCGGAATGTCTAAGGCTAACTTCTCTGGTGAGATGCGAAAGCTTTACATCTTTACGAAGCAGCGTGAGTTGTCTCAAGTACGACGAGAGCAACTATTCATCCAGTTACTAGAGAACGTACATCCCAGCGAAGCAGCGCTATTGGTCGCTGTGAAGGATCAAACTCTAACAACGATATATAAGAAGATCACACTTAATTTGTTGATCGATGCTGGCCTACTACCTCAAGAACTCAAGAAAGCAAATGAACCAACAAGATCAAAAAAATCTTGAGAGGGTGCTATCGTTGGACGTGGCGACGTTCAACAACTGGGTGGTCACCCTCTCTGATGAAAACATCAACTATCTCTGCGAGCTTTTGGACTCGTGTGAAGAGATACTTGACGAGATGCTGTTAAAACAATCAGGACTAGAAGACGCTAAACAAGTACTGAAAGTAGCAGCTAAACAATAACTTTGAGTTTTACATTCATCATGTCGAATAATAAAAAAAGATGGATAAACTTAAAGAATTATTACTTAGCTTACTTAACTTTATTGGTGAGAGTAAGTTTCGACTCTTTGCCGTCATCATACTCACCGTCATTGGGTTCAGTGGATGGATAATCTACTCCGAGAAGGACGCCTTCATGGCATCCTATCGAGCGCAACAGGCGCTTCCAAAGATGAATGGGAAGTACGAAGAGGCAGTCAACTTTATTATGAAGAACAGCGATGCCGTTATGGTGGCTGTGTTTGAAGTTAACACTCTATCAGGTACGCGAAAGATAGCTTGGTTATCCACGCGCAAGAGTGGCCGCGAGAAGAAGTATGATGACTTCAATGTAGGACTCTTCACTAAGAACCAAGCCAACAATGCCGACGTCATCGAATTAATGGCTGGCAAGGTAGCCTGCTCAGACTATACTAAGCCACAGAGCTACATTGGATTCGTCTATCGCGATTATGGCACTATTTTCATGTGTAGGATTTCGGTGCCCGCAGAACCTGGTGTCTTCATAGGCCAGATAAGCGTTGGTTGGGGAATAAAACCCGACAACATGGAAGATGTAGTAACGATCATGCAGATAGCTTCAAGCATCCTCTACAAAAAGTAGTGTACAAGAATTCGTGATCTTGGTATAATTAATTATGAAAGTGAGGTTAACATGAGAAAACTAGCTACTATTCGTGGCATTGGCGTCATTGTACCTATTGCAGGTGCTAACGCGATCGAGGCTGCCGTGATCGGAGGCTGGAAGGTTGTGATCCGTAAGGGTGATTACCAAGTCGGTGACCGAGTCATCTACTGTGAGATCGACTCATGGATCCCCCATGAACGTGCTCCCTTCCTGTCCAAGGGTAAGGAACCCTCTGAGTATCAGGGAATCAAAGGTGAGCGATTACGAACCATCAAGTTGCGTGGTCAAGTAAGCCAAGGTCTGTTGCTACCAATGAGCAACCTGACCAATTATGGCGCAGACCTATCCGTAGGTGATGACGTCACGGAGCAACTCGGCATTCTTAAGTGGGAAGCACCCGTTCCTGCAAACCTAAGCGGTGATGCCATTGGGCTGTTCCCCATCTTCATTCCGAAGACAGACCAAGAACGCATCCAGAACTTGACCAACGAGCTTCATGACTGGAGCATGAAGGAAAACACCTGGGAAGTCACTGAGAAGCTCGATGGGTCTTCAATGACGGTGTTTGTCAACGGCGATGAATCGGGTGTCTGCTCGAGGAACCTCCAGCTCAAGGAGAGCGAGGGCAATAGTCTATGGTTGGTAGCCAACCGTGAGTCGTTGATCGAGAAGATTAAGATGACCCGACGCAACCTAGCATTGCAAGGCGAGATCATCGGTGAGGGTATCCAGGGCAACTCCTACAAGTTGCGTGGGCAGGACTTCTTCCTGTTCGACATCTACGACATCGATGAACGTAGATATTTGATTCCATGGGAGCGCCGGGCACTTGCAGATAAGCTCTTTATCAAACACGTCCCGGTCATCAAGACCAATTTTGCACTCGAGTCAGCGCTGTCTCAGGACATAGTCTACATGGCTGAAGGCGAAAGTTCGATGTGTGAAGTAAATTCACCTGAACGCGAAGGCATCGTCTTCAAGCGTGACGACGGTGAGGCTTCCTTCAAGGCGATCAGTAACAACTTTCTTATGAAGAATGGAAACTAAGTGAACCTCAAACTCAAGGCATTAACCTATACTATAGGGATACTAATTGGAACAGGCCTAGCTATTAGTATCTGTATTTTTCTAATCTTTACATATGTCACTACATTTATGTTAACTTGTGCAATGGTATTAGCTGCAATTATAATGTCGGGGCTATTAATATATGATGCAGTAATAGGCTCATTAGAGAATACTCTAGGGCGGAAGAACAAGGACGAGTAGTTGACCGTTCTTGTCAACTACTAGCGTAGCCTGTGTACAACAATTCGTCTTTTTGATAAGATCTATCTATCAAATCAAGCAAGGCATCAAATGATCAAAGTTTCAGGCAACCTCAACGACGGCAAGTACTACAGGGCAGATGGCCGCTGGGCCAAGGTGATGGTGACGAAGTTCATCACCCTGCCAACGATGATCACATGCGCGCTTGGGTACGACAAAGAATTCAAGGCCTTTGTCGTCAACGACTACACGAAAAAGTCTGATGCGGTTGCTTCGGCAAAGACTTGGTGTACCAGGGCTGTGGAAGTTTATTGATGGACACCCTGATGGACACCCCCTACGATTTCATGGACGAAGTCCTCTCCGAACAGCGCGAGGGTTTCATCGAAGACCTCGAAGCTATGGCAGCCGATAACGAAAGCAAAGAATGACTAAGATGGAAAAGTTTATGCAGATCATTAAAGGCATCGCCTTCTTCGCAACCTTCGCCGCCATCGGCGTCATCTTGGCTTGGAGGTTCTAGGTGCAGGGGTTCACACTCATGGTAGCTGTGGCACTAGCCATAGCAGTCTTTGTGTGTGTTGCTCTGCTTCTATCTGTCTACGTATACCTGATCATTAACACTTTCTTTAGAGACTAATATATTATGAACGCAAGACTCATTGAACTAGCTAATCAGGCTGCAGCACGCACATTGGTAAAATTACCAAGCGATGATTTTACGCAAATGTTTGCTGACCTAATCATCAAGGAATGCCTTGAACAGTGTCAGAACGTAGGTGCTGTCATTGAGGCAATGCACGAAGGTGAACAAGCTCGACGGTATAAGGCTATCACAGACAGTTGCCAGAAGATGATTGAAGTCAGATTGTTGAGTTAAGAATGAACGAGCGTATCAAGCAATTTGCAGAAGAGGCTAAAGCGTATGCTAATGAGTGGACTAAGTATTTCACCGGTGATGAACCGGTAGTTTGGATGGATTACTACACAGAAAAGTTTGCGCGCTTAATCATTGAAGACTGTGTTGGCGCTGCTGAAAGGGCACAGGCCGACTCCTACGTTGTCAATAGAATCTATCGACAATTTGAAGAAAAAAGATTGTACAACCTTCAAGAACCTGGATATAATGTATCTACAGGTTGTAAACAAACAAAGGAATCATTATGAAAATATTGTCAGCAGTTGTTCTAGTATCAGCAGTGGCACTCAGTGGGTGTGCTGGTCATCCTAGGCGCAGTGCAGCCCTGGTTGGTGCAGGTGTTGGTGCAGTAGGTGCACTAGCGGTGAGCTCGAT